CTTCTTGTTCAGCTCGGCATGGGCCGATGAGCCGCCGCCGAGCGGTTCGTCCGAACCGCCGCCGGAGCTTCCCACACGGCTGAAGGCGAACTTGCCGGCGCCTTCGGCCGCCTTCATCACCGCCAGGGTCGCGTTGCGCGCGGCTTCCGGCAGGGCATAGGCCGACTTCAGCGCCAGGGCGCGCTCCTGCACCGTGCCGGCCACGTGGGAGAAGTCCTCCACCGCCATCTTTTCGAAGCGCGCGGTTTCGGCTTCCTCGTTGGCCTTGGTGATCGCCGTGGCCTGGGCCTGAATCCGCTCCTCCTGGCTCTTGAGGATCTGATAGACCCCCTCGCCCACCACGCTCTTGCGGATGGTGACGCCATTGGCGGTGTAGCTCTCGTCGCCTTCCAGGGCCTTGGCCATCGCCTTCTCGCGCTCGTCCTTGGGCTTCTTCATGAAGTCGTCGGCGTCATCGTCCGACATGCCCGAGGTGTGGGCCTTCTCCTTGTCGGACATGGACGCCTTGCGCACGGCGCGGTCGCGGTCGGCTTCCGCCTTGGCCAGCGCCGCCGCACTCTCGGCGTTCTTGGTGATCGCGGCCGTCACTTCGGCCTCGGTGGCGGTTTCGGGCAGGCCGAGCGCCTTCTTGATAGCTGCGGACATCACGTCCTCCTCTGAAACACCGGGCTCGCCGGCCTTGCTAGTCCACGAGTCCGGGAGCGCCCCGGTCATGCCCATGCTCTTGGCGCGGGTCTTGATGTGCGCTTTCGCCGCAGCCGGGTCTTTGGCGCGGCCGATGGCGCGAATGGCGTTGTGAAGGTCGGCTTCATTCTCGATCGGGAACGAGCCATCGGGAAGCGCGGCCCCGCTGTCGGCCAGTTCCTTGCGCTTCTCGTCGGAGAACGCGCGCTTGATGATCGGGTCGATCGCGGGATCGTCCGCGCGCTTCATGATCACGGCCCGGGCGCCGGTCTGCGCCGGACGGTTGACCCCAGACAGCTCGGAAATCTTGAACTTGGTCATGCGGCCTGCGAGCGCCATTACGCCACCTCCGCCACGGGCTTGCCGTCGATTTCGATATGCTCGCCGCCGATCGAAAAGCCCGTGTATTCGCCGGACTTGAACTTCGCCAGCATGGCCTTGTCCGGCGCGGTGGCCACCATCCAGCCAGTCTTGCTGGTCTCGATGCCCATGGCCTTGGCGATGTCGGTGGTCAGCGGGAACGAATGCACCACCATGCCGGCCGGCAGGTCCGCCGAGACGCCGCGGTCATGCATGTCGCCATGCACGCGCTCGGACTTCATGAAGTCGGTCACCGCCTCGACCATGGCCGCTTCCGGAATGTGGTTGCCTTGCGTGTCGGTATAGTCCTGGCCGGCTTCCTTGCAGACGATGCCCCAGCCGAATACCAGGCCCAGCCCCTCATCGACGCCGGACACCTTGAAGTAGCTGGAGATCGACTTTTCGACCACGTCGGCCATGGCGTTCTCCTTCACGGGCGCGAACACTTCCGGGCCGAATTCCAGGGCGCCCTGGTAGGGCTCGACCTTGCTCAGGTCTAGCTCGCCGAAGTCCTGGCTGATGGTCACGTGCGGCTGATATTCGGGATAGTCGGAGGTGGTTCCTATTTCCTTAAGCCACTCGTTGCGCCACTTCAGGTCGGAGGAGCCAAACAGCAGCACCGCGCAGTTCTTGTCCGGGCCGAACGCCGCCATCTGCCGCGGGCCGCCGGGGCGCACGGTAAGATTGCCGTCCGGGTCTGAGCCCCAGGTTTCCCCGGCCTTCATCCAGTCCACCGGGGTCTTGGAATAGCAGACCGTGACGTGCATCTCGTCAGCCGGATAGGTGGTCTTAAAGCCCTGGTCCTTGGCCCACTTGATCACCTCATCGGCGTTCAGCAACGGGCGGCGGATATACAGGGTCTGCGGATCGGCCTTAGCCATGGAGGCTTGCGCGCCTCGGCGACTGGCCTTGATCTCGTCCTCGATATCCTTCTTGGAGCGCCCAGGCTTCGCCCCCAGCGGAGCATCCACATGGACGTCTCCGATCGCTGGTCCTGCATCCTTGGCGAAACGAGGCACGCGGTTCTAACCCCTGGTTCGCGGGGATAGTGTGACGCTTCGCCCTAAGACGCAAGATGTAGAGGGGTTTAGCTATGCCCGGTTGCGGGATAGCTAGGTGAGCTATTATGCCGCGAGTGCGCGCGCGACGGGCGGCAAGATGCGGAACACGCGCCGGCAGCGGCAGTTGATGATCTCGGCAGGGGACGCACTGGGATCACCGGGATATCGCAGCAGCGCCCCGGAGGGGGATTGGAATGATGCGCCATAGGCTACGCGCTGGCCGTGCATGGCATGGTGCGTCGCGCGCTCGCGGCCGTCGAGCACGGTCATCCAGGTCTGTTCGACCTGTTCCGGCGACAGGTTGGCGGCCATCATCACCTGGGCGAAAGCCTGATCCTGGCTCTCGGACAGGATTTTGACGCTTTCGGTGCGGCTGATGGTTTCCGCCCGGTTGGCCAGCATGCGCGTCCGGTAGCGCTCGGTCATGCGGTCGATTTTTTCCGCCGACAACGGCTCTCCGCTCTCGATGGCGTTCTCCACCGAGCGGTCATACCGCCGGTCGCGTAATACACGGTCCAGTGCCTGGCGGCTGTTGGCGTGCAAGAGGCGGCGGTAATTGGCCACGGCGCGGACTTGGCTTTCCGCAAGGCCGATGCTGTCGCGGAACGCACGGGCGGTGGCGATCAGCCCGCGGCCGGTGTCCAGCCCTTCCGCCAGCGCCGCGCGGGTGGCCGCCGCCTGGCTGTCGGTCAAGCTTTGGATAAATTCGAGCCGATTGGCGCGCATCAGCGCCGCGGCCTGGGGATTGGTCGGATCGAACGACACCCCGACGCTGGGCTGAAACGGCCTGATCTGTTCGACCATGGCCGCCACTTCCTGCTCGGCTGCGTCCTGCATCATCTTGGGGATGACGTTGCCGAGGCTGGCGATGTGGTCGCCCAAAAGGTCGATGGCGCCTTGCACGTCGCTCACCGCCAGCCGGTCGCCGATCTCGCGCAGCAGGGCTTCGGAGGTGCAGGCGCGGATGAACTCGAGAAACGCCGCGCGCATGGTGCGGTCGAGGTCGCCGAGCAGGGTTTCGACGCGGTCGCTCTCGCTGCTCAGGTCCTTGCGGAAAGTGGCGGCGGGGGCCTGCAGGTCGGAGAGGCAGAAGCTAGGCATCGTCCCTGAGCGGCAGGGTGATGGAAAATCCGCCCTTGGCGAGGTCCAGTTCCGGGTCCAACGGCCGGATCACGATCGAGCGTAAGCCAGTCAGGAAGGCCAGCATGAACTCCAGCGCGGCTTGGCTGACGGCGGGTTCATCAACCTTTGCACGCTCGCCCATGCTGACCCTCCCGTGGCGACCAAGCCGGGGGCGAGCATGATCCAGGCGTCAGGGTTGCGCAAGCCAGTCTGCGTCGGGGCGGCCGAGCAAGTCGGCGGTCCAGCCGGACATGGAACGCACCCGCCCCATTTCATGCTTGTGCTCGCTCCAGCCGCGGCGATAGCCCCCACCTTCTCTCCACGGTTTGCCGGCCGGATCGTCGAAATGCGCCTGATCCACGTCCAGCGGAATGCCGCAGCACACCACCTTGTGGGCGCCGAGCATCAGGGCGACGGAGACGGCGAGCAGGCCCGAGGAGCCGCCCCAGTTGGGCGCCCGGCTCCAGCTTATGCCGGCGGGGGCGGGACGGCGCTCGGCCGTCCAGTAGCTATCGACGTCGGGCAGGCCGCAGGCTTTGCGCTCGGTGATCCAGCGCGGCATCAGCTCGCAATGGAACGTGGCCCAATGGTCCACCGGCCCCGGATACAGCATGGCGGCGTGGTTGACCGCCACCAGCGTCCAGGGGCCGGGCCGAATGCCGAGCGCGGCCGCGGCCTTCAGGTCGGCGTCCTTGCAGGCGGCCGAGCCCAGGCAGAGGACGTTCAGGGCTTTAGACATCTTTCTCTAAAGCGGCGGCACGCTTGGCTGCGTTAGTGGCCCTATTTGACGCTGAAATTTTCGCCTTCGTCTCTTCGCTATGCTTCTTCCCTTTTCTTCTCTCAGAGCATTTAGCCCTCTGTTCGTCGCTCCATCTTCTGCCAATGGCCTTCTCGGATATTTTCTTCCTTGTTTCAGCAGATACGACGCGCCCTTTCGATATTCTGCTTAAGCGCTCCCGGCCTTCTGGTGTCCTGGAAATGGCGACCCCGATTTCCGAAAACCGCATTCGTTTGGCGGGGTCTCGTCTAAACCACGCTAACCTCAGCAGTTCTCTTTTCTCCGGGTCTTCATATGCGGCTCGAACGGCCGCTCCGCTCCGTTCCCGCTCTCCTGGGATTTGATAGCGCCGTTTAGCCGCTTCCGATTGTTTTCGGCGCGTTTCCTCTGTGTGCTTGTGATTATGTATCCCGTCGCCGCCGGCTGTTGCATTTAATAGGTCGCATCCAGACCCGCGCAAAAATGCAATCCAAAACTGTTCCGCTTCTTGCCAATTGCAATCATCGACGATTTCTAGCAGATCAATTTCCGGCAAAAGAGAGAGCGCCACGAGGCGCTTTATCCAAATGAACCGTGCGATGTTTTTTCGGTCCCTGCGCGCATCCGATAAGTGCCCAAGCAGGCGCTTCTGTATGTCTAATTTTGTTTTGCCGACATATCTGGCATGGCCATCTCTCGGATCAATCAGGACATATATCGATACGCTCATTTGAGAGACCAATCCCTGAGTTGGTTCCTCCACTCGTCTGCATATGGCTGGTTTTCATAGCCGGTCATGAGTGGAAATCCTGAGGTAAAATGCACGATGGCGGGATCAATTGTAGGGTCGCTATGACCGGCTAGCCAGTTCCATTCTATAGGCAGTTCACCAATATGCTTGTCCTCAAGCCAGCAAAACCGATGCAAGTCCCTCCCAGGCAAGGAATTGATCATGTCAAGCGTAAGCGCTTTGTTGGCGGGGTGATCTGCTTGAAATAAAACCAATGAACTCCAGTTTTTTCTTGAATATTGCGTTTGAGTTTGTCCGTCCATTTTGACGGTTTCATGTGGCGCATGATTATGCTTTACGCACATGACGGCTTTTGCCGGGTCGGCTAGCGCGAAAAGATTGCTTATGTTTCTTCGCACAAGCATGTCGCTGTCCATGAACAGCGCCCATCCTTCTTTCGCGAGGATTGGCGCAAGGAACCTCGATATAGAGAATTCCGTGCTCATGGGGGCCTGGCTGATCTCGTCCCAAAGACCTATGCCAAATCTGCTCGTCGGACGCGTGTAGAGCCCGCGCGCGCGTAGGTCCTCGATCTCTAGCCCGTGGATCGGAATCGGGACATGGCAGTGTCGGCGGATGCTGTGTTTTGCCACGGCAAACGCCGCCGCTTCCCGCAGGTCAAACCCCACCCAGATCGAGCGCCGCATCAAATCCCCCACGCCCAATCCAAAGCCAGTTTCATGGCGACGACAAAGCCAGCGAAGACGAAGACGCCAAACAGGAGATAGCCCAGTTTCGCGGCCATCGTCAGCGGCGGCAGGCGCACGCCGTCGTCGTCATCGCACATAGCGGCGCTCCGCGCTCATGCCGGCCGCCTTGCGCGCCTCGCCTTTCATGTGGTCAAGGCACTTAAACAGCGGGCTCGTCACCCAAACGTGATCGTGGCCGCCCGGCGTCAGGTTCTTGAACTTGGCCCCCGCGCTCTCGGCGATCTTGCGGCAGTAGTCCCAGGCGTAGGCCGAATGCCACTCGCCCAACTTGAAGATGTCGTCGCTGCGGTAGGTGCCGGCGAGCATGGCCAGGAACGCCCGCGTGCGCGGTGAGAGCCGCACCGCCCAAAAGCCGATTTCGGAATGCTTGTATTCGCGCCCGAGATAGCAGCCGTCCGCCTCGCCCAGGAGGCCCTCGACGAAGCCGTCAGGCACGGGCTTGAAGCTGACCACGTCGGCGTCGAGCCAGACCAGGATATCGCCGTCTGCGCAGGCGAGTGCGGCCTGCTCCGGAATGAAACACTGGCGCGAGAACTTGACCGCGTCGAACTTGAAACTGTAGCCGGCGCGGTGGTCCTTGGATTTCCATCCCGGGTGAGGAGCCCGCCCGTTCTTGACCGGGTCCGGCTCATGCCGCGTCAGAAACGCGCGCATGCCCTCGCAGTCCCACAGTGAGCGGATCGCGCCCTGGCCGAGCCGGTCCAGCGCCGCATCGCTCTGTTCGACATAGACAGCGAGGCTCACGCTGGCTGGCCAGAACTGGTGAAAGGTGCGCAGGAACCGCTCGCCGTATTGCAGGCGCCCTTGTGGGGAAAACCCACTGCAGACTGTAATACTCACCGGCCGTCGCCCCCGTGCATGCGAATCACCACGCCCGAGGTGTAGCCTTCATCGATGTAGAGCAGGAAGTGGGCCATGCGCGCGACCTCCAGCGCGGTGAGGAAGCGGCGCTTGGGATGGTTGAACATGCGGTCGCGCAAGGCGCCCTGGTCCTTGCGCCGGCGCGTCATCCCGCTGTTTTCTATAATCCCCGGCGAAATCGCCACCATCTGCTGTCCGGGGGCGAGGCGCGTGCCCTCGACGAACCGGTGCAAAGCCTGCTTGGCCTCGGCATAGGCGCCGTCGAACGAGCCGCGATAAGCGCTCTCCGAGCCGATCACCACGATCCGCGCCCGGTCATTGGCGGCGAGGATGTCGAGGCACTTCTCGGCGATGTCGGCGAAATTGGCCTTCCAGGTCGCGGCGTGCTGATCGGTGGTCATGTGGCCCGGGGCGATGCCAAGCAAGAGTCCGTTGCAGAACAGGTATCGCTCGGCGGTCAGCGGCAGTTCATGCGGCCGGTCGGCCGACTTGACCTGTTCCCACTCCGGCAACAGCGCGGCTAGCTCACCGGCGATAGTGGAAGTGCGGCCTGAGATGGCGAGCATAGGCTTAGCCTTTCTCGGATCAGCGCCTCGGCGCGGAACACCGCGTCAATCTTCCCGGCCCTCACCCTGACCGCACGATGCCCAACCTTGACCACATCCACAAGTCTCGCGTCGGCCCCGCTTCTCGGCATGGCCCTGATCGCGGTGCGAATATCTGCGATGCGGTAGAGATCGCGCGCCGCGGGCCAGTAATGGGCGATCTGGTCGAACATGGCGATGCAGCGGGAACTGAGGTCCGCCCGGTCATAGGTGAGCAGGGTGTGCAGCGCTTCGGCGTAACTGCGGCAGGTCTTGGACAGCGGGGTCAGCGAGGCGCTGGTGAGGCTGGACAGGCGCTGATCCTCATCGAACACGTAGAGGCTGGGGAACGGGCCATCCATGATGGTCACCGCGCGCTCGGTCGGCCCTTCCAAGAGCACCGTGAGGCACGGCTCATAGCGGTCGATGGCTTCGGCGTCATTGGCCGCGAAGGTGCAGTCGATGGTCAGGTCAAAGGCCGGATCGTCGATCAGCCGCGGATGCGAGCCATAGCGCACCAAAGCGCCGATCTCGGCCTCGAAGAACGCCCGCGCCCGGTCCACCAGGAAATGTCGCTCACCGGTCAGGATCGCGCCCTCGCAATGGGCCAGGCCGAACTCCTTGGGGTCATGCACCGGGATGAACGGGATTTCCCCGCGCAGCACCTGGCAGAAGGTGCCGAAGTCCACCAGCGAATCATGCTCGGCCACGGCGTAGAGGTTGACCGGGATCGGCCGGGTGAGGTGGCCATAGACCGCCATGAACTGCTCGGCATGGTCCTGGCAGGCGGCCCGGGTCAGACGCGAGCGCGGGTAGTGCGCGCCGCCGTGGAGTCGCGCCGGCATCGCCCCCGAAGCGCCGCCGAAGATGCGATCCTGGATCTCATGCACCTCGACCTCATGCCCGTCGCGGCTGAAGGCGAGCGCCAGGTGCGAGCCATAGAGCCCGGCGCCCAAGATGCGGATGCGGCTCACAGCACGAACCTCCCGGTATAGCGCCCGCCCGCGCCGCTCTCGTAGCGCACGGAGAGATGGGTTTCGATGTCGGGAAACCGCCGGCGCACCGGTTCGATGTCGTCAATCCAGTCGATCACGGTCCAGTCATCGCCCGGATGGGCGGCGGGATCGGACAGGAAGCGCTTTTTGCGCCGGCCGATCTTCTCGGCGATGAACACCGCCTTGGCCGCGTGGCCGAACAGCTTCTCCAGCACCCATGGATGATCGTTGATCGGTATCCAGGCCAGGGTGTGCGAGCAGATGACGAGGTCGAACACCCCTTCCGGCTCGGCGGCGAACGGCGGATAGGCCGGGTCATAGCAGGTGACGGCGGCGCCCATGGCCTGGGCGATGGTGCGCCCGTCAGTCGGGTCGATCCAATCCCACTGCGCGCCCTTGCCTGAGCCAAAATCAAGCACCGAGGCGATCCCCAGACGATTGGCCAAGTCGATCAGGAGCGGCTTGTGCGGGCGCAGGAACCGGCCTGAGAAGGTCTTGGAGGCCGCGTGCTGCGCGGTGCTCTCAGCGAGCGACTGGGCGTAGGCGGGGCTGGGTTCGGTCATGCGTGTAGCTCCTCGCCGATGAAATCCCACGCCGCGCCGCTGGCGAATTC